TCTTCTCCGCTTCGGTTTCCTTGGCGGCGGGGGCGGCAGTTTCCTGCTTCTTTTCCTGCTCGGTGTTGACGGTTTCATCGGCAGCACTCACATTGTTTTTGTTTTCTTCAGTCATACTTTCTCCTTTGATATTGGGTTTGGAAAGATTGAAATTGGCGGTAACTTTCATACTGGTGTGGGCATCAGCCCCCACAGCAACCACACTTACTTCACGCAGGGTGGATTTTGTCACATGATAAAACAGTCCTTCGATTTCCTGACCGTTGACGGAACGGCTGGATTTAACAAGTTCACATTCCTTGACATCGGCTCCGATTGAGAGCTGCCAGTCCGCACCGGCTTTGCCCTGGGCAACGATGTCCTGTGCATCCTTGCTGTCGGAAACGATCTCTCCGGAAATCTCCAAGGCGTTATCTTTGATACTGGCAGAGATGATACCCACACGGGAATCGGTCTTGTTCTCGTGGTTTGTCAGCAAGGGGACTGTATCAGGAATTTCCATCCCGGCAAGGTCCACCACAACCGGATGTTTCCAACCCGGTAAATTCATTTTACCGCCGGAATAAGCAATTCCCATAACTTTGGGTTTTGCTCCATTGGCGGCTTCGATAAGGGTAAATTCGGTCATATATCCTCATTTATTGGTTCTGAACCGTCATTTGTTTCCGGTTCGGTTAAAACTTCTGCTGTGCTTTCCCCGGTAATGGGGATGCCCAGCTCCTTCATCAATTTGATTTCTTTGGCTCGCTGATGCAGAACTGACATATAGTCTCTTCCATCCTTTGCACACTCTGCGGCAAGCGTTGTCGTATTATTCGCCAGCCGTTTTTCCTGTGCAGTTGCCTCTTTGCCGGGATCGACATGAGGGAAACCATCCCAGAACCACAGATGTTTTGGGGTGTCGGCAACCAGATGTTCCGTCAGAGCGTATTCCCGAAACCACACCTCAAAGATGCGGTTCAGCACTTCTGTTTCCCAGAAAGAGCGATCCACCAGAATGCTTTTGTGATAAATTTGGTTATCCAAACGACCGGAAGCATAATTGTGACCTGAAAAGTCACCGGCAAGCGTTCCATAGGTGGTTACCACGCACCGGGCGATCTCCGACAGAATAATCTTGACGAACTCGCCGTGATTGGCAGTCGGCTGTTTCGGGTCGAGCTGCCCCAACTTCCATCCGGCAGGAACAGTCAACATCATATTCCTTTCAAGCGGAATCGTGTCCATTGGCTCGACTTCATCGGATTCCCCGTTGGGCGGAGCATCTGTATAAAGGATTGCGGCAAAGTCAGCGGCGGCTTCTGCGGCACTCAATACGGCAAGGTTATACCGGCGCAATTGAGCAAAAAGCGGCAGAGCGGCGGTCAGTTCAGGTACTCCGCGATGGAGTCCGGGGCGATCCTGCCGGAAGATGTGTATCATGTACTCTGCAGGCACATGGATCGCTTCATCTCCCGGAGCATACCGGATATCTCCCGGATGATATTTTAGCACCCGGTAATCCGTAGGATTTCCCCAATGATCAAAGCTGATACCGTCAACAGAGGTATCGTCTTCCAGCCATTTTAACTCCCCGGAAATCCGGTCGGCTTCCACAAGCATCAAGTCCAGCTTAACGCCGTGCTTGACCTTGGGATTGGTTGCCAACACCGCAAAGGACTCTCCATCCTGACATCTGGCCATTCGCATCGTGCGGAGTTTAGACGGGAGGTGGACTGCGTCTGCCCAGCGCATGAATTCTGTTTCAATCTGGTCGTTGAAATCCTCATCGTTGGAAAGCATTTGCAGTCGCGGTCCCGTCCCAATTGTGTCGTTTGCGAGCATCTGAACGAGTCCCTTTGCGTAACTGTTGTTGGCTACTTCATACCGTGACCGGTTCCGCAGAGTTCTGCGAACTTCCGGACTTGCTTCCTGATCGGCGGAGAGATGATCTGCCGCCGCCCAATGCCGGTTGTTGTCTTTGGTGGTTTGAGCCGCGTCAAAGCGAGCCTTCACCGTTTGCTTCGGAGGCGTTCTGCTCCGAAAAATGGATTTGATTTTGTTAAACATAAAAACCTCACGCCCCTGAATGGCTTAATTTGGTTATCTTCAGGCCGCTGTTGCGGGATTTAACTGCCTTTTTCGACGCAAGGTAAGCATCGGCCGCAATCTGATCGGGAAGAGAATGATGTTCAACTTTCTGTCCGTCAACTTCCGCTGACTTCGGCCCAGCAGCATTCTTTCTGATCGCATCTTCAATGATTTTTTCTTCTGAATTTGACATTTTATCCTTGACTTTTCTTACTTAATGGTGTATTTTAGTAATGACAATGTTGTAACCGCAAGGAGTTTTCTATGATTAAAACACTGACAAAACACGGAAACAGTGCGGCATTGGTCATTGAGCGTCCTATTCTGGAATTGCTCGGTGCTACCGCAGAAACTGCTTTTGAAGTTGTGACAGATGGTCACGCCTTGATTCTCACACCAATCAAAGATGCTGTTCATTCTGTAAAGGTCCGAAAATCCATGGATCGGATCGGCAAGCGCTATGCAAAGTCTTTTGAGGAACTTGCAAAGTGAATGAAATACAGTTTTTGACCTTTTCTGATATTGTGGAAATCCACGAATATCAGATAGAAAATTTCGGTGGAGCAAGCGGACTGCGTGATATCGAGCTACTGAAATCCGCTATTGGGATGCCGGAAAGCACATTTGGTGGTGCTTTCCTGCACCCGACAATTTATGAAATGGCGGCTGCTTATTTATACCATCTTGTCGAAAATCACCCGTTCGTAGATGGCAATAAGCGTGTCGGCGCAATGGCAGCATTAATTTTTCTGGACATCAATAATATTGATTTTGATGCCCCGGAGGAACTTTTTACCGAGATGGTCTTAAAAGTGGCCAGTGGTAAAATGCTTAAAGCTGAAATTACGCTCTTTTTGAGAGAATATTCTCATTCACGCTGATTTCTGCACCTCATTTCATATTTGCCCCGGTAAAATTCACACTCCCCGATGACAAATTCTCTGTACCGGTCACATTTGTGGATGACGGCACACTCAATTTCTGCAAAAGATTTTTGCATACTCCTGATTTTGCGCCGTTGCCTTAAAAACATCCCCAGCAACTTTTTGTATTGAGGGGACTCTTCAACGAGTTGTGTATTAATTTTACTCATCCGTTTTCTCCATTTTTTCAAAAGCCTCGCGCGAGGCTTTTGACTTTTCAACGGCATCAATCCGTTCTCCCAACCACATCATGCAGTTAACTGCCATGCTGTTTCCGCACGCTTTGTAGCGGGGAGCGTCGGGGCAGTCTTCTTCAGACTTGCCTTTCCAGGCGATCCGGGTGTGATTGTCGGGGAACCCCATCAGTCGCTCGCACTCCACAGGGAGCAGACGGCGAACCGTTGCCTGTGTGCTGATTTGCGGAGTAACTTCTGCTTTTTCGATCACTCCATTACGCCCGGTAGACATGCCGCAGTTGACACCGAGGGTGGAAGATGCTTTCCCGGTGACATCACCATTGTACTGGTCTATGCCCATCGGTTCTTCGTATGCAACAGCATGAACATCTCCGGCTGTCTGGGTGTACATCACACCGCTTTCAGAAACACCCATCCCGGAACCGCCTGACCGTTCACCAGGTTTGATCTTGTCCCCGTCAAGGGCGATCACCACGGTTTCAGCGTTCGGTCCGCCTGCGGTAACTGTTTTGCTGGCTTCTGCTTCGGTGACATAAAGACCACCATTGGGGCGATCCTTACGGACGCCGTTGGCATCACAAAATGAAACGTTGAAGCACTCCACAACCGCAATACCACCCTGATTTTTGCCGGGATCGGGATTGCTGGTATCAACAGTTTTTGCGACATCCACATGATGAACACCGCTGTTGGGATTGCTTGACTTCATTGCGTTGCTGGCGACAGAGTCCAAAGCAAAAATTTCTCTGGACACAATTGCCGGAGTTACTGAAGCCCGAATGGTCGGGAAAATCTCATTCCAATACCGCTGAAGCTCGCCACCAGCATCATTTTTGATAAAGCCGATGGTTTCTGCTTCTTTAATAATAGGAAGATTACCTCCACCTGTTCCCATTCTGGCGGTGATCGCCTGGGCGACATCAACCGGACGGATTCGGGAGTCCTGCGGATGATTTTCGTAGCAACTCCGTTCCCCGACAACAGCCTTGCCACCCTTGTAGTCAGTGGCAATCAATGTCGGAGATACTCCTTTATCGTGTACTTCGACCTGCCGCATATCAAGACATTGGATTTCATCCACATCCGGCTCAACCACACATTGCAGACGGCCTTTATCCGGCATAAGCTGGCGGTCACTGGTGCAAGTCAGGGTATCAGCCTTGTCTCCTCCGTTCCACCAAACAGCAGAATCGGCATTTCCCTTGCCGAATGCAACAATGGTCTGATCGTTTCCGGTTGCCAAAGTATGGCTTAAATTGTCTCCAATTAAAGCCCCTTTGCCTCCACCGGGCTTCCCGGAACGCATCCGGATTGACTTTGCCGAATCAATGCTTCCTTCAGTACAGCTGGGAGCTGTTTGCCCCTTCGTGCGGCTCGGCGCAAGATGCCCTCCGCACATTTCACGGTCAAATAATACCTTGCAGGGATATTTCCAACTATCAAGATATCCGACAAGGAAGAGACGCTTCCTTCGCTGCGGGACCGCCCGCGGAAATTGTTCCACTCTGGTATACTGAGCGTCAAGAACTCTCCATGCCAGCCCAAAGTGTCCGGGGGCATTGGTGACGATTCCTGCTTTACCCCATCCTTTGCTTGGAACTGGGACTTCCCATCCGCAGAGAAGAGAGAGGAATTTTGCGAAGTCTTCACCGTTATGGCTGGATAAAGTTGCGGGGACATTTTCCCAGCATACCCATCGCGTTCCAGTTTCAAAGCATAATCGTACAAAGTCGAGAGCGAGGACGCTTCTTCGACCTTCAAATCCCAGCCGTTTTCCGGCAATGGAGAGGTCTTGACAGGGTGTTCCTCCAACGATGAGGTCAATTTGTCCATTATAATCATCTTTCTTTATTAGGGTAAAATCGCCGAGGTTCGGTACTGTTCCGCCATCCGGCAGTTCGGCGATCTGTTTCTGCCAGGACAGGCGTGTTTTCCGGTCTTTTTCGTCACTTGCCTGTGCCGGATCAAGAGGACGGAGTGGCTTCGTAGCCCCGAACCGCTGCATCAGAACAGCGGCAGGGAACGGTTCG